ACCGATCTCCTTCACGGTAATACGCAGTAACCCGTCGGCAGTGAGATTTACCGTTTTCCCTGAAACGTCTAATTGTTCTCCTGTGATTTCAATAACGCCGTTTTCCTTCAGGGTGATGTGTGATTTTCCGTCCCGGTGATACAGCCGGACGTCGCCGGGGGACAGTCCTTTCGGGCGACATCGCCTGTCCTCCACCGCAATGGCAACCAGACCATCACGCCGCCCGCCCACGGCCAGCACGATGGCTTCTGAACCTTCCGGCGGAACGGAAGTAAACCCGTAGTTCTGGAAGCGTTCCACATCGTCATCAGTGGCGTCTGCCAGCGTCTGGATTTGCAGGTTCTGCCGCTCCAGGCTGTCAGACACTATGCGGACAACGGCGCGGTCAACCATCAGCCGCAGACGGCGGGCAATTGCGTTTAATCCCATGTGGACACCGCCTTTGTTTTCTTCGTCTTCGCTTTCGTTTCCGGCATATCCAGTGATTCAGGCGGAACCAGCGCCAGAACCGTCATCCGCCCCTGTGCGCCATCCGTCCAGGTCACCCCGGATATCAGCCAGGTGGTTTTCAGGTTCTGAATGCTGTCGTCGATATCGACAAGGCGGTTGGTCTGCCACAGCGGGCCGCTGTCGCCCTGTTCGCGCCAGCCTGCCACCGTGATTTCCGTCGTGCGGGATTCCCCCAGCATCCGGGCTTTGTACCATTCCCCGCGAATGCTGGCCCCGCCCACGGTCAGGCTGTCTTCATTGACCAGAATGCGCGGGCGGTAACGGTTAATTTCCGGGTCTTCGGTGATGTACTGGCGACCACCCACCATCGAGGCAGGCTGGCTGTCCCACAGTTTGCCACCGGCACTGGTGGTGCCCTTGATGATGTACTGGCTGTTACGCTCCCGCCAGCTGAAGCGCCCACGGGCAGCGAGGATATTTTTCCCCAGCACCAGTGACACACCCGCGCGAACGGAAGAGGCGCGGGTGATAATCAGGTTACCTGCGCCGTCAGATGTCAGCAGAACGCCGCGCTGTTTTGCCAGCCGGTCGAGCAGTTCAAACCCCGTTTCACCCTGTTCCAGAACGACAGACGCAAACGCCTCCCCGGTCGGGGTTTCCGTGATGACGGTTATCCCGAACGGGCGGCAGACATCAGCCGCCACCTGTTCAAGCCGCACGCCTTTCCATTTCCCGGACGAATGCACCACAGAGCAGTCAACCAGGTCACCGGTTTTGTCGCGCCCCATGACGCGAATCTCCACGTTATCTGCGTCATAGCTGGGGATAAAATCATCGATATACCCTGTCAGCACGGTATCCGCACCCAGCCTGACCGTGCAGGGTTGCCCCTCACGAATCACGCGCGGTGCCGCCGCTGACCAGCGGGTTGTCACACTGAGATCAAACTCACCGGCAATCGCCTTCAGGGAACGACTGACGGACATTTCCGTCCAGCCTTCCCACAGTTTGCCGTCAACGGTAAGAATCACGGATTCCATCAGTCGGTAATCTCCACAGGTTGCGTTGGCAGTATGAATGACGGATGGCGCAGGCGGTTACGCTGCACGATTTCATCCCGTCGGCTTGTGTCACCATGTTCGCGCCATGCCAGCAATGCGGCAGATGTGGTTGTGGTCAACGTCACCTGCCGGGTTTCCGGCAGACGGGCGGCACGCTCGCGGGCATCCGTAATCACGGCCTGCCGTAAATCGCGTAGCGTTCGCCACACTGCCCGCTGGTTATTTTCCACCGCTGCCACCGCCTGCTCATGCAGTTCAGCCGCCAGCGTGTCACCGGCAGATAATGCCGCATCACTGGTATCGAACGTCATCGAGGCCACAGCATTTGCCTGTCCCAGCAGGGTTTCCAGCACAACCACCTGGCGGAAGTCGTCAATGTTCTTCTGCAGGCTGACAGATACCGGCTGATAATCCGGTGACAGCCCGATGGCAAAGCCGATTTCACCGTCTGCCACGCTGCCGGGCTTCACAGTGATATCTTCCGGCAGTGCGCCGGTGGCAACCTGTCGGGCGCGTTCTCCGGCCCACTGGTTGCGTAATGTCGTGTAAACCGCCAGTGCTTCGGGTGGTTCCGTCACCAGATCAACCACGCCGTCGATGAACGAGGACAGCTCACTGACCAGATGTCCCGGCGTGGCAATAATGGTTCCGGCCATCTCCTTAAAATGATTCAGCCTGTCCATCCACTGATTCAGTGCTGCCGGTAGCGTGGGCAGGTTAGTTACAAGGTTTTCCATATCGGCCAGAAAGCTGTCGGCCATCTCACCCAGCCCGTCGAGTGCGCCGAACCAGTCGCCATCGTCAATGGCGGCTTTCACCGCATCAATGCCCGTCAGCACTTCCTGCTGCGTGTTATCCGCCGCAGACGGGAACAGGCGCTCGCCTGCCTCAAACACTTCAAAGGTGACATACGCAATGCCGTCTTCCTCCGTGCTGAGGCGATGGGTGACCTTGCCAACCTGTACGGTCTGTATCCCGAACCACGGATGGATAAGCTCGCCGGGGCCGGGGGTATTGAGCGCATCTAAAAGGGCGTTTAAATCAGCCTGGAAGTTGCTACCCAACAGCTTCGCGTTAATCTGCTGTTGCCCCGGAACGGCCCCGTTATCATCCGTCCAGGCGGTTTCACGCCGGGGATAAGCACGGGGAATGGCACGACGGCCACCTGTGCCTTCCGTATCCACCAGAAAAAAAGGGACACCGCGAAACGAGGCGTCGCGCAGCCCGTCCCATTTGCCTTTGCTTGTTGTCATTACCCTTGCTCCACGCTGGTGACGCCAGCCTGCGCACTGAGTCTGACGCCGGGTTGATCCACTCTGACGCTTTTCACGCGGGCGTCACCTTCCACCACCACACGGATTTCCCCCTGCAATTGCTGCGGAAGGAAAGGATAATTCTGTGTGGGTTGCATACCTGCCCACGGTCGCGGGTCGGCAATGTTCTTGTCACCCAGCGAATTGAACCAGTCTGTTACCTTACGCCAGACGGATTCCAGTGCTTTCTGATTGTTCTGACTCTGTTGTGCGAACTCGCGCTCCCACGGGCTGGCGCTGGCATCACCGGCAACGGATTTAGTGAGACTGTGAACCTCACCCGGCAGGGCGTATTGCGTGGTCAGAAAATCGTAAAACTCCAGAGCACCGGCAATGATGCCAGCGCCTTTACCTGCCTTTCCTCCACGGTTACCCGGACCTCGTGGATTGCGGGAGTTGCGGGGATTGCGCGATGAATCTGGTGCATCCGACAGACCGCCGGTATTACCATTCATCCCGCCACTGCCCATATTGACCACATACACCGGCATCACGCCTGAACCGAAAACATCCGCAATGCCGCCGGGTATCCCTTTGCCTTTCCCTTTAGGATTCATGATGTCGTGGATGGTTTTACCAAACTGGTACGTTTTTCTGACAGCGATAATGCCACCCAGCGCGATCGCCATATACTTACCGACCTGCAACCAGTTCTGGACAGTGTTCTGGTCCACGCTGTTAATGGCATCAGCCAGTTCCTGAACGGGTTTTGCCAGCTGGTTGTGGGAGAATTTTTTCCAGCTGGTTTCCAGCGCCTGCATGGCCGACGTAAAATCCTGTGCAGCATACGCGGCATCTTTCATGATGCCTTTACCATCACCGACGACTTTCATATAACGTTGCAGGTTTTCTGCACCTTTGCCTGACGTTACGCTGCTTAAAAGCATGACTGAATCCTGGTTAAAACCGGCTTCAATCAGCCTTTTATTTTGTTCTTCTGCGCCCCGGATCCCTGATTTTCTGGCAATCTCCTGAAGCAATAGTGGAAGCGAGCGCATCCGGCCATCTTTCCCGTAAACATCAATGCCATTTGTCCGCAATGTTTTTACAACCTTAGGAAGCTGTAAATCACGGATCAGGTTTTCAACAGCGGTTGCGGCGGTATCACGGTTCCCTGTGGCATCAACGGCAGATTCAAGTGCAACCCCTACGTCCTTGACACCCTGCACACCACGTCCGCCCGCAGCGGAATACAGCGACATCGCACGGGTTGCTTTTTCTGCGATGTCTTTCAGTTCATAGGCACCCTCTTTTCCCAGCAGGTTCAGGGTATCCATTGCCTTTAAGGCTTCGTTTTCATCCCTGATGCCGAACTTCGTAAACTGAGAAAACAGCGAGCCGATGGATTCGCCTGAACTTCCGGAAGCGGCGATGGATGCCGCCATCATCTCCTGGTTTTTAACACCAAAATCAATCTCACCCGTCACGGTGCCGACTTTTTCCACTGCGCTTATCAGTTCACTGTCATCAACCTTAAATTTGATGGCGGCGTCCTGAATACCATTCAGCATCTGAGCCATTTCGTCGCGCGTCTTTTCTGCGGCAATACCAATACGGGTCATCCGGCGATCCACCTGCGCAAATTCACGCATCATGGCGCTACCCGCAAAACCGGCAATCATCGCCGTGTAGCGGTTACCCAGCACGTCGAGGCCACGTGTGGCAGATTCCGTAGTGGCTTTAACAAGGCTCATTGCCTTCTGATGGTTACGGGCGAACTGCGACATGTTTGCGCCGTACTGCCGGGCTTTGGCGGTCAGGTTCCCGGCAAGATTAATCAGTATTTCCGTGCTGAGACGGTTACCTGTTGCCATACTGTTTCTCCAGTTGCTTTATCAGGCGGAACAGCTGCCGCAGGGGCAGCTGTTCCAGGTACTGAATGCTGAATCTCTGGGACAGGTTAACCAGCAGGTTCATCAGTGCCGCCGCCAGCGGCATCAGTTCGCCCCCGCGTTGCCACCTCCTCAAGCATGTCATCCAGCGCAGCAGCTTTCGTGCTGATAAGCTCAAGGTCTGCCGGGTGGAGCATTCGCAGCTGTTTCATGTCCAGCGGGCCGGGGATATTACCGACTGACGCAACCTGACGACGCATCATCTCCAGCCCCATCAGCACTTCAGAGCAGTAGGCCACCGCCTTTCCGTTCTCACCCAGCACGACGCGTTCTGCGGCCAGTTGCGCATCAATCACGTCGCTGGCGGTCAGTTCGCGCAGCTTCACGGTTTTATGCAGGGTTTCATCTGCCGTGCCTTTGCCGGTCAGAAGCCCGTGTTTCAGTTCAAATTCCATCGCGGCCATGTCACACCTTCACGCATTTTTCACCGATAAAGTTGGCACTGATGGTGCCGGAATCCTCGTCCAGCTCCGCCGGGTTATCCGTGGCGGAACCCGTCATCATGTAGTTCAGGCCATTGTCGCCGTAGAACATCACCGTGACGTCTTCCCAGCTGCTGATTTCAATCACGTCCATATCCGCAGCCGCCGCAATGGTCACTTTGATGGACGGCGAGGCCATCTTGCTGGAGATGCCCCAGACCTTGCCGCCGCCCATATGCTGGGTGCGGCTGAAGCCGCCCGGATTCAGTGTGGATTTCCCCTCGGTTTTAATTTCGCGGCCATTCACGCGAATGGTCGCCATGCCAAGAATTTTTGCCATGCGGCCCCCTTAAAGTTTGAACTGAATCAGGCCTGCCAGCACACGCAGCTGGTTCACCAGATTCGGGTGGCAGATAAAGTTCAGGCGGTTTTTATCACTGCTGTCGCGTGTCACCTGAAGCGTGTCCTTGTAATCGCTGAAGTTCTCCACAAGGCCCGCAGGAATAAGTTCGGTCTGGCAGATATCCAGCAGCTCTGCGGTGCACAGCTTCGGCGTCATCACCGGCTGACCGGCATCCAGTGAGTCCAGCACGTCATCATCCGCCAGCTTGTGGCGCGGATAACGGTTCGTGAAACGGTTTTTGATGATGTAACGGATACGGCCCAGCGTGGCGGGGGACTGCACATCCAGGTACGACACATCCGCATCACCGTACTGATTAACCCGGTACATGGTGATTTCACGCTCAATGCAGACGTTATCCCCGGCGTCCACCATGTGTGTGGCAATGCCGTCATGCAGCAGCAGGTTACGTTCCGGCATATCCCAGCGAACATTACGCGCAGGCGGCAGAATGCCGGTCAGGACCAGCGTCTGAAGCGGACGCGCCGGGTCAATGGCAAGGTGATACGCTGCCGTTGCGCCGTATGAAGCGGCCCACATCCACGCCGGGTGCGGTGACAGGTTGGTGCCGATACAGCTAATCAGCCAGTCATTGCGGGTTTCACCAAACGTGCCTGTCTCGCCGTGTGTGCCACGAAACGCCGTCCACAGCTGCGCCTCCATCATTTTGAGCGGCCCCCAGCGGTTCAGCAGTTCATCACGCAGGGTGTTCAGGCTTTGCGTGTCGGTGAACGGGGCGATGATATCGGTGAACCACTCCGGGCCGATGGCCGCAACGGCATCCGCCATTTCCGGTGTCCCGGTGCCGCCGGTAAACGTGGTGGCGGTCACCTTCACACCTGCCGGGAAGGCTTCACCGGTGTAGTAGTTCAGGCGAACGTCGGCACCGTTGCCGGTGACGCCGTGCCAGTTCACGGTCAGCTCCACGGTATCCGTGGCATCATCCTTCACCGAAGCGATCACCTGCGTGGCAGGCTTTTTCGTCACCGCATCAGCGATGGCTGTCGCAATGTTTTCCTTCGTAGCCCCGGCGCTCACGCTCACCTGAACGGAGACACCGTTAATCAGCAGGGCCACCGTTCCGGCTTCAGACGCTGTCCCCAGCACGGTCAGCGTGGCTTTTGCGGCAGCGCCAACAGGTGCGGCAACCGGCATAGCCCAGGTTTCCGTATACGTGTTGGCACGACGCAGCATTTTGAGCATTTCAGCCAGCATCGACCCTTTGCCATAAAGCTGGTCTGCCTGGCTGTCACTGGTGATGCGGGTCAGTGACAGGGCGTCTGCGCTGCCGGACGATACCGCATGGCCCATGACCAGAATTTTTCGGCTTTGCGCGGATGCACCATCCAGCGCCTGTGAATTGTCGATATCGATCCAGACAAGCGGGACGCGGATATCATCAGGAATTGAACCCAGCGACATTATTTTTTCCCTCTGGTTTTGTTGCTATTTTTCGGAAGCGCGGTTATTTCCACATCTCCCTCGGCTTCACGGCGCAGCCAGTAAGCGCAGACGTCGAGACATTCCCCTTCCGGGGATAAATGCGCGCCATCCGGTTTACGGACACGGACGCTTTCCCGCGCTGGCTTAATCAGTTTCTGTTCCATCGTCACCCCGTACATGGATCACGTCGTTAATCTCAGTATGTTCACCGCTACGCAGCGTCGCTCCGAGGCGCAGGAAGTCCGGGAGCGCGGCGAGATCAATCTCTTCATCCAGCCGGAATTCCTGCTCCCACGTCACCGCCCACATGGTGACACCCAGCCCGTCGAGGCTGGCGGAGTAAATGTTGTCTGCCCGCACATCAGCAGCCATACGTTCAGCTCCCATGCCCGCTGTGGCATCCGACGACAGCAGACGTTTGATCACCTTTCCGGCCAGCACTTCACAGCGCACGTCGCGGGAATACCCCCACGAATCCGTTGCCATGATGTAAGCCACCCAGGTAACCAGACCGGACAGCCCACCGCGCGGGTTGATATCCCGGACACGCAGGGCAGCTACCCGGATACAGCCGGTGCGACCGGACAGATAGCGTTTCACTTCATCCGTGCTGTTAAACTGGCCGATGTGACGCTCCACCACATCAGCCCGGTCGGGGGTGCCCCCCTGAAGGGCCGTCTGCAGCCAGGCCACAATGCGCTCTGCGGCCGCAACGGTGCTCCCCGGTGTGCGCAGTTCAGGGCGTTGTTCTGTCATGGCAGAACCTCCTTCCAGAAATGACTGATAACCTGTTGCAACTCCTGCTGATTGGCAGAAGACAGCCCCAGAAATTCACGTTGCGGAATGTTCATCATGCGGTTATGTGCGCCGACGGTCTGCCAGACCGGATATTTCAGCGCCCGCCCGAAACACTGCGAGATAAGTCGTTTGTGGGCACTGACCGGCACACTGCCGGAAAAGCCGTCATTCATGATGCGGGCATAATCCAGCGGTGAACCGATACGCACCACGCGGTTTTCCACGATGTACTGGATACTCTCCAGCAGATGGCCTTCACCACGCAGCAGGCTCTGGTTGCCGTGGCGGGTCTTTTTGTACCCGTCAGACCAGTCCGGCCAGCGTTCGCCACCCGGACTGGTTTTCTCATCGATGATGCGGCGGCGGGTCTGTGATTCCACCATCGCACCGATGCTCTCCAGCAGCTCTGCCTGCAATGAACCATCTGCCAGCTTTTCAACGGCGCGGCGGATATCCTCCAGACGCTGGTCACCGCTGACCTGTACAGAAATCCCCATCACAGCACCCCTTTCAGGTTGTTACGGGTGAACAGCCGGGCATTGGCACCCACCACAATGATTTTCCCGTGGTCGGTTTCTGCCGGGGTGGCATACGTCGGCAGGCCCAGATCACGGGTGCCGTTCGCCATCTCACGCAGGGTTTTAATGGCGTCGTCGTAGCGTTTCTGGATCAGCTCCGTGATTTGATTGTCACGCTCTGACAACCAGTAAAACGCCAGCGATACCGCCACGCGTTGCAGCGGGCGCGGGATTTCCGTCACTCCCAGCGGCAGCTGGTAGCGGCGGGACAGAAACGAATCAATTTCCGCTTCGGCATCACTGATGGCCTGACGGATTTTGTCTTCATCCAGTTCGTTGGTTTCCCGGTTAATCGCCATGTTCCAGACAAGATTGCCGTCCGCGCGTAACAGGTCTTCCTGCGTGATATACCCCATCAGCCTTTCTCCGCTTCCCGGACAATCAGATTCGGTTCTGCCATCAGGCGGGTGGCAACCGCAGCGGTCACCGCCACATCCTCACCGGCATGTGACCAGAAACGGCCACAGCGCCAGAATCCGTTTTCAGACACGGCCCGGACGTTCAGCCGGACAGGGGCGTCACCCTGTACAGTAACCGGGTCTTCAGCCGGACGTGGTTCATTCGCCTGACCGTCAGCCACAATAACGTCTGCCAGCGGTGCCGGGTTTTCCTGTGCGGCGCTGTTCTTTGCGGCTTTCGCGCCTTTGGTTCCTGCTTTTTCACTCATGACTCTGCCTTTTAAAAGGCAGTTAAAAGGGCATTCGCAGCGCCTTTTAACTGCGGGTTACAGATTACGGATGACGGGTTATGCCGGGGTGGTGATGTACGGGCTGTCCACGATCTCCACATCCTTGTACCAGATGTTGGAATCGCCGCCGTTAACCAGCATGGCGTCAATAATGAGCTTCGCGTCCGCACGGTTTTTCGGCCCCACCACAAGGGTGGTCGGGCGGATGCCCAGCGGCTCACCGTTGGTGCCCTTCATGCCCCGCAGCAACTCATTGGCTTTTTTGTAGTTCTCCACCGTCAGTGCTGCACGGGAACCGACGGCGGTCTGCCAGAAGCCGAAGCCCGCATTACAGCGACCGTCCACGCCGTACAGGAACTCGTGGTTCTTGAAGGTGTGCTCGCTGTTCAGATCGTCCAGGGCTTCAAATTTAAAGGCGCGTCGCGTCTGCCAGATGATGGGTTTCAGCACCTGCGACTCATCAATCAGAAACCACGGTTCGCCCTGGTCCGTTCCTGGTGTACCGACAACGTTGCTGTAGGTGCCGTCGCCCAGCGGGTGGTCTTCATCAAAGAAGTTCTGGCCGTCAAAGCACAGGGTGTTAAACCCGGCACACAACAGGGCGTAACACAGCTTGTCCGGGAACACAGCAGTCATACGGCCATAGCGTTCGGCGGTAATGCTGTACTGACCTATCTGGTCATCTTCAATGTGTTCGCGCTTAACGCGAATGGAACTTTCCCAGAGTTTGTTGGTGATGGTGTAACCATAACCGTCCAGCGTTGCCAGCTGACGCTCACCGACCCATTCTTTGATGTCCGGTAAATCTTTCATCCAGCCGTAGGTGTTGGAGGCGGACGAACTCGGCACCTCAGAAGCAATACGATTCCACTGCGGTTCGACACCACTCAGTCCACGGGTAAAGGCGGCGCTCAGGCAGGTGGTCAGCGCGTGAAGGATTTCAGAACTGACAGTCTGTCCCATTAGTTATTCTCCTGTTTTGGTTTAGCGGCGAGGAACTCTTCCCCGGTAATACCCATGCTGCGGCACATCGCCAGTTCGGCGTCAGTCAGTGTCTGCGCGGGTTTATCCTTGCCCTGGCTGGGCTTGTCGTTGTTCACCAGCGGCTGTGCACCTTTGGTGTACTCCGCAAACTGTTTGCGGCCTTCTTCCGTGCGGCAGGTGGCAAGGAACATGTCACGGTTTGCCGGGGCCACTTTTCCGGCCTCAATGGCCGCATCCACAAGCGCTTCTGCTTCCTTCTCTTCCAGTTGCTGAAGGCGTTGTTCTGCGGTTTCGGCACGGTTCAGTGCCAGATTGTGGGTTTCCACCGGTACAAACTTCGTCAGGTCAGGTGTCTGTGCGCGGTTCAGCGCCACCTGTTCGTTCTCCTGAAGTTGTTTAATGGCGGCCACGGTATCGTCCACCGTGGCAGATTCAGCCAGCCCAAGCAGGCCGGTGATTTGCACAGGTACTGTCATCGGGTTTTTCTCCGTATTCAGTGCAGGAAAGTCCAGGTTAGGTTTGTTGGTCAGCCCGACGCTGGACAGGCGCGTCACCACACCGTCTGCGTCAAAGAAAAACGCCGGGCTGTAATAGCGGTAACGGCGTTCGCTCAGCATCCACCGGGCGTACTTGCTCCAGACAACACGGCCTTCAATGGTGCCGCTGTCCGTCACGCGCAGTTCTTCCACTCAGCCATACGCCGGGGCTTCATCACCGCGTTGCCCTTTAATTTCGGTGGCGTGTTCAATGTCCACCGGAATTTTGATGTCGGACGAACGGGCGACCACCTCATGCGGATTACGGTTAATCCACGTCCGGCCATCGCGCCCGGTGAACTCACCCGCAGGGACGAGTTCAAGCCATTCCGGCAGTTGAGCGGGTGTCAGCTCAGGGATGGGTTCTGGCAGGGAAAAACACAGCGCCAGCAGTTCCGGTTGCATGTCAGTCTCCGTCGTTTGGGGTTACCGACGGTCAGTATGCGGAAGGCAGAAAAAAAGCCGGATTTACCGGCTTCACTGAAAACGGGAAGAACACCCCCTTCAAAACCCCTTCAAAAACGCCACAGCACCTTCAAAAAAGTCAGAATGCACATTCACGCCATCAGAATAAAAAACGCGTTTCTGATGCGTTTCAGGGGGATTTACGGCGGGAGGTTTACTCACTGTCAAAACGGGCCTGTTTTGTCGCCAGCTGGCGCGCCAGCTCCTGCTCACGGTTTATGCCGGGATTGTAGTTCCAGCCCGGATCAATCCCTTCCGGCACATCTTCCTCTTCGCCCGTGCGTTTGTTCACCCAGCGGACAGTTCTGATTTCCGGCGCTTCGGTGTGAATGGTGCCCTGTGCCGCCAGTTGCGCATATTCACCACGGCTGACCTGACGAATGGTGCATTTGCAGCCCCAGCCGTTAGGAGCAAAATGTGTCTGCCAGAACGGATGATCTACCGGCAGACACAGACGCGCCCATTTCACATGCTCCGCCCGGTGCTCGCGGGATGGCCCCAGCTCGTAAATCAGATACGGCATGGCCCGCTTTGTCCGTTGAATGCGTTCCCACTGGCCCGCCGCGCGGGCGGTGCGCATGTTGGTGTCAAAAATCGTGCGGAGGCGGCGGTCGCTGCCCAGCTGTACGGTTCGGGTTTCGCCCGTCAGCGGATCATCCATCTCCTGTACGCCCCACCATCCGCGTTTTATCAGCAGTGGTTGCAGCGCCTCCCGGAACTCACTGAACGTCTGCCCGCTTTGCAGGGCGTCTTCCACAAGGGTTTTCACATCCGACAACAAATCCAGTTGCAGCATTTTTGCCACGGTGAAGCTGTTCCGGTGCTCTTCCCGCCACACATCCCGGTAATCAAAACCGGGGCGCAGCTTCTTCGCCTTCAGCCACGCCAGCGCCTCTTTCGGGATGAGGGTTTCACGCATGACCGGTGTCCCCCAGCGCACGCGCCTTAAAGCACACCTCCGCCAGTTGCAGGGCAAAGTCGTCCGCGTTCAGCGTTTCCTGAAGCTCAGGCAGGCGTTTCAGAAAGTCATCAAAACTGTCGCATTCCTGCGCCAGTGTCAGCACCGGGTTCGTGAACGCTTCGCCGGTTTTCTGCCAGTCACGCAGGGCATCATCCACCATCTGTGCCAGTTCGTCGGGGTGTTCCCGGTTCAGGGCGACGCGCTCGCGGTTCATCGCCATATCACCTGACATTCCGGCAGACACCGGATGCAGAACTTCCGCCCCTTCGTCCGGTTCAGCCAGGCCGAACCGGTCCCGCAGCTCCGATTCCTGAACCCGCATCCCCCGGTCAATCAGCGGCACCAGAGCATCTGTCAGCGCCTTCAGATCTTCCGCTTCACTGATACGCAGAACAACACGGGGGTAGTGCGCCTGTGGCCCGTAGTTGGCCTCGATATAAGGACGCACCAGATATTCATTCAGCGTGTTAGCCAGTTGCCGCGCGTCCCAGCGCACAATGTCCATGCGCACCTGATTGTGCACGTCCGCCTGTGAACGCGAACTGCCGTTATCTGTGGTCATGGTCTGCCCCAGCACAGCCTTACTGATTTGCGCATCACACCATTCCGCCATTTCACGGAACAGTGCGCCGCCGTTATTCCGGCTGGCGATTTCCTGCATCTCCAGTTGCATGGACTGCGGGATGGCACACCCGGCATCCGAGGCAATGGAGGCAATCGCATCAATCAGCACGCGGATTTGCTCCTCCGTGGCGTTGGGACCGTATTTCCCCACCGTGACCGGAATGCCGAATTTTTCCGCAAATGCCCACCAGTCGCGCACGGTAAAGGATTTCAGCATGTACATCACCGCCACCAGACGGGCCAGACCGTTACGCAGCGGCAGACCGGATTTCAGACGCGGCTGGTGAACAATGAATTTTCCCGGTGTCAGCGGTACGCCATCCACAGGTTCATCGTCCGTCAGCAGACGAAACTGGCGCAGCGTGGGCTTTTCGGCTTTCAGAAAACGGGGATCAACCCACTCATAATCACGGGGCATCCAGTGGTTGTTGCGGGTGTCCCACAGGATTTCACAGACCGCCACGCCTTTTCCCAGCCCGTCGAGCAAATCAAACATCAGCTCAGGGATTTGCGGGGCTTCCATCAGCGCACGGATGGCGTCCGCCAGTTGCACGTCAGCATCGTCATCACTGGCGGCCACCACCACCGGTTCGATACCCGCCACCGTCAGCTTGCGGGTGCGCAGCACCGAGGCGTAATGCAAATCGCGTTCTTCCATCTCTTCAGCAAGGATAAAAAAATCACGCGTGATGCCGTCGGCGGCATTGCGCAGAATGCCTGCCAGCCTGCCGGGGTTCAGCCCGGAAGCGATACTGATGCCCGGCGAGGCCGAGCGCACACCCGCCTGACGCGGACGGGCCTGTACTTCATCGAGCCTCTCTTTTTTCAGCGTATCTTCCTCACCGGTTGCCGGGTTCAGCAGACGGCGAACGGCTCCGGCCAGTTGTTTCAGGTTCACAGTAAACCTCCCTCATTTTTCAGGCCGCGTGTCAGCTTCATCTGGCGGCGCGTGTTGCCTTCTTCCGGTTTCGCCAGGCGGTTCAGGCGGTGCAGCTCGTAACGGTGGCAGTCATCCTTGCTGGCAAGGAAGCCCAGGAAAATGGCCACAGCGGCGTCGCCGTGACGCTTGCGGCCATCACTACCTTTAGTACGGGCATCGTCAATGCCGGGAACACCACGCAGTAACTGAATGGCCCCGAGGTCATTGATCACGTCTTCATGCTTCGGAAGGATCAGCTCATCATCTTCAAACGCTGCACGGAAACGGGGCATGTTTTCACGGTAGAACGCCACGGACAGCATCACCTGTTCCACCTCATCGCCGTACCGCTCCGCCGCCTGTTCTGCCAGATACTGACCATTCCCCCGTGCATCCATTTTGATACCGTCACGACGGGGCAGACGATCGCAAAGCCAGAACAGCACCTGCTCCTGCTGTTTAAACGGCACATTGCCAAGCTCAACCAGGAACGGCACCTCGCGGGTGGTGTCATCGTTCACCGTCACAGGGGCCAGTACGGTCAGGTCACCCGAACGCGCAAAGTCTTCCCCCAGACAGTGGCGCAGGTTCTTCGGGAGTTTTTCCAGCTCGGGGCGCACCACCGTCTCCAGCCATTCCCGGATTTCTGCCCGGCGCTGGCTTTCCGTCAGTGCGTTAAATTCCGGTGTGCCGGTAAAGCGCAACACTTTCCCGGTGCCACGGGCCGCACGTTCACGCAGTGAGCGAGGGATATACGTGCCGCCGCCGTTTTTCGGGACGCAGTAGTATTCCTCCAGGGCGTCTTCGCGGGTGGCGGTATTTCTCAGCAGACCTTCTTTCCATTCCGCCTCGGCCTCCGGTGACCACACCATGCCGCGCACCTGACAGATACGCCGGTACAGCCCGTCATTGCAGGCATCATCCAGCGTGATGGTGTGAATACGGTAATCTTTTTTGCCTGCGCGGCTTTCCTGAATCAGCTGGTTAAACGGGTTGTCCACGCCGTCATGGGTAGAGATAAGGCGAACCTTACCGCCCCACGTGGTCAGTGGTGTGACCGCCTTGAGTACCTCATCCCGTTGTTCATGAAACGCCGCTTCGTCGATGGTGACATTCCCCTGCATCCCGCGAATGTTGCCCGGATTACTGGACAGCGCCTTGACCTTAAATCCGCTGGCGAAGTACACGACGAACGTCAGAATGTCCTTGTCTTCGTCGGTGATCACTTCCTCGCGGATTTCTTCTGCTGCCGCATTAAACGCTTTCGCCCACATTGCCACGGCGTCGATAAATTCGCGGGCCATCTCCTTATTCGAACCGATATAAAAGTGATCGCGCCCGCCGTTTTCCTTCTTCAGTGATGCGGTCAGTGCCGCATCTGCCGCTTCTGCCCAGGTTAAACCGGTACGGCGGGATTTCTCGGCGATTTTCAGTTTTGAATCATCAGCAACCCAGCGTTTCTGATACGGCAGCAGAACATCGGATTCACTGAACGTGTTCATCTGTGTCATGCGCTAATCCCCAGAATGTCCCGTTTGATGGTGTCAGCCGCACCGCCTGACAGACCGCCCGTTCTGACCAGCTCTTCGGTTTTTTCTGCCATCTCCTGCGCAAACGCATCGCGGATCGCTTTCTCGCGTTTATGGCTGGTCATGGCGGCCGCTTCCAGACGCTGGGCAACCAGCGCCAGTTGGCCCAGCGCCTTCGGTGCAACGGGCTTGTCGTCTTCTGCCATCGACATGGACGTTTCAAAGGCCAGCGTTTTTACAAACTCCATCAGCAGCTTGCCGACGTCTGACGTCGGCGCGGAACCCAGCTTTGCCGCCCAGACCTCGGCCATCTCGCGGGAGGCGCGGATTTTGGCCCCGACTTTTTCCATGCGGATGGCATAGCGGTTTAAGCCCGTCCGGCTTAACTGCATCTCTTCCGGCAGGTTGTGTTCGTCAATCAGGGCGTTGATGGCTTCGCGGATTTCTTCCTGCGTGTGCCGCTTTTCCCGCAGCATCTGATGCAACTGCTCCCGGATGCTGTCCGGGAGTAAATCCACTTTGGAAAGACGACCACGGGTGGGGCGTTGTTCATTTTCCATGTGTGCGCTCCTGTTGCTCACTACGCTGTAAACTTTCGTATGCAGATTTCAGTGCGCCGTTCTGGATTTCCCGCCATGTCAGGTTATGCGCCAGACGGCGGAGTTCATCACGGGACGCTTTACTTATCGGATTCTTTTTACGGTTCACGACGGCCCCCGTCTTCAGTTCCCGGTGTTTTCAGACCGGCGTATATTTCTTCGCGAACGGAGCGGATATCCTTACCCAGCAGCTTCCACAGCCGCGCACATGCCGGTGATGAACGCAGGGCACGTTTCATGGGGGTATCCGGTGCATCCGGGTTCCAGGGCTTTCCGGTCTGTTGTTCATATGCACGGGCGATGGCGTTTTTCTCAATATCCGCGAGCACAAAACAGTACGCCAGCTGCCGCACGACGGCCCGTTCTCCGCGACTTAACGGCTTCAGTTTTCGCGCCATGCTCAGTCCCTCGCACGGGGTTTTTTAACGCCCGGAACGCTGGACAGGCCGTTTGCCACATCCTCGCCGCTGCCGGTGATTTCAGCCACGTAACAGCCGCCCACATCAGACAGACGAACCAGCCCCTGCTCGCGAAGCCATGCAAGCTGGGTGCGCACCACATCACGGGATACCTTATGACCGTAAGCCTGAAGGCAGGTCTGCAACACGGATTCATTCGCGCTGTCGCCACAGTCCAGCAGGGAACGCAGCAACACCAGACGACGGTCTTCAGTGAGGATCTCTTTCATCGCCATTAATTTTTTTCCTTTAACTCGTTCTCTAATAACAAATCGCTGATGCGGGATACCTGGCGGATGGATGGCCCCAGCTCTTTGATTTCTCCCCGCAGGTTGCTGATATCCAGTTGCAGGCGGTGGAACTCATCACGATCAGGTAGCTGATGTACCTGGCTTTCCATCACCGACACGCGGGAACGCAGCAAATCAAACTCTTCGCGTTTGACGTAGGTCTTTGCCAGAATCAACTGAAGCAGGTTTATTCCTGTCATCAGCAATGCCCACAGAATGGGCCAGTTAGCTCTGATCATTTCCCAGGACACGTTTTCCTCCTGCGTTCCCGAATATGCTGACAGTCAATACAGGTCACCACATCCGGCAGCGCCGCAAGGCGTTGTGCCGGAATAACGTTCCCACAGTCATTGCAGCAGCCCCGACTATGGGGCGCTTCTTTTGTCCGCGTCTGCCAGGCGTTAACGACGCTCTGACGTTCGTTCATAACCACTTCACTGATGCGGTCGATTTCGTCGGTCATTTCGGCCCCGCAGAGATTTTGTGACGGCTCGATTTGCTGTACCGGGCAAAGCCGTCCATGGTTCTTACTCCGAGATAGCCCAGCGCCGGGGTAAGCAACATCAGCGTGATATCCCAGTCCGGTGACGGCATATGCAGTGTGATACCTCTGGCACCGGCAATGGCTCCGGCAATCTGGCCACAGGAGAGCAACAGCACATAGGTCAGACTGCTGTAACAGGAAAGACGGGCCAGCAGCGGGCGCGTCTGGCGCACATAGCTGTCCGCAGCGTTGTCACCATTGCGGATGGTTTCCTGCTGTTCGTGGTGTGCGGCCTGCTGGTCAGCCAGCACCAGCTTCTGCCGTTCCACCTCCAGCTGTTGCAGCTGAACTTTCAGGGTTTCCATCTGCATCAGTTGCTCCGGTGACAGCATCACCAGTTTTTGTTCCAGAATGCGTTGCTGTTCAGCCACCGGCAGGCTTTCCCGGACGCTTTCCACCATACCGGCCACCGAGTCAGCGGCGGCAGATGTGCTGCCACCAAACCAGCGCCCGACGGAACGAATCAGCCCCGGCCCGGCTTTCAGCAGAACAGAGGCGATGCCTGAAAGGGTTAACGGATCCACGGGAAACCTCCATACAGATAACGCTGAAGACAGAGCAGACCGCCGCAACTGCCACCACACAGCCAGAACACCGGATGCACCGGTGACATCATCATCAGCGTGCTGAAGACGCAGCAGAAATATCCCAGCGCCCAGACCACCCATGACCACACGATGATGTGGCGACCAAAAGCCCGGTAACGGACCTCAGGCAGCAGGCGAAATGGCACATTCCCGAGGCTTGCGCTGTATGAAAACAACACCACCCCGGCAAAGGACAACAACATCAACACGAACGATCGCCAGCCACATAACATGCTGATGATGAACATGCAGAGTGTCAGTCCGGCCAGCGGCCATGGGGTTCTCATCAGTCGGGAACAAAGCAGCCAGTCACACAGTTTTAAAATTTTGTTCATTACCTTTTTCCACATTGAATTTTTCCCTGTACTTCTGGCACTGCCAGAAAATGTCCCGTGTATCCACGGAGTTCCAGCCACGCATGTAGTAGCTGGCGTGTGTGCCGTCATGACCGGTATAGTCCAGCGGTTTCGGGGGCGGACCTCCGGCCATGCGGTGCAGAACCTCCTGACGCAGGCGGTCACGCCGCCCGGCTTTCAGTGAGGCATCCCAGCCTTTACCCATATCACCCCCGCGTGGCGGACATGATGCCTAGAGGGGTATCGATGATTTCCAGACAGGCGTCGGTCAGCTTTTCCATGCGGTTAAACCAGCCGTTCAGGTATTTACCCTGGGCGGGTTTTGACTTGATGATGTCGGCATAAAAGCGGGAACGACGGACAATGCAGCGGGCCAGCAACCAGTCCGGGGTGGACAGACTCACGGCCTTACGGGTACGTGGGCCGATGATGCCGTCAGCATCCACATCAGCGGCTTCCTGCAAAATTTTGATGGCTTTTTTAACGCCATGCTGAACCGCTGCATCGAACACAAACATCGCCACGCCATCAGGCCACTGGTCACATCCGGCAGGCAGCCAGTAATCGCGCCAGTAAATCTGCGCAACCTGTTCGCGGGTTAAATCCTTAATGCGGGTATCCGGTTTGCCGTCGCCGTTGACATCGGTTTTGCCGTCAATCACACCGTCGCGGCGGTCAGAAATGCCGTATTTGGTTTCGCCGCCACGGTCAGAGGGGTCATTGACATAGACGCCTTCGATATCGGGACGCAGAATGAAATTCAGCGCATGTTCAAAGGCCGGGGAGAGTTTTTGATTTTCCATAAAAGCACCTGTGAAGCAGATTTAAACGTGGTCTGCTTCATGGTGCCGGAGGCATAAAAAAAGCCGGATTTACCGGCTTCATTGATTAAGGGCGGCGTGGCGGACGACGAACGGGGTGAGGCAGGTTCGGGGAGTGGTAGAACAAATCCGGCTGGTATTTATTACGCTCCAGACGTCGCATCCGTTTGATGGCCTTGTAGACGGTTTTATACGTCACTCCGTAACGCTGAACCAGTTCAGGAATATTATGGCCGTTAAAATCACGCCAGATACGCATATCCCGGACAAGATTCTCCAGAATATTCCCCCTCGGAACATAAACCTGCATCCCGCCGATATGGCGACAAATCGCCACAACCAGCTCAAGGGAATGGGCAGGGTCTGCGCCAATCCGGGCCAGCTCTTTACGCAGCAGTGCGTTCAGTTCAGAAAGTAACGCCGGATAAGCGGTGTTTTCCTGGTAATCGTTAAGGTATTCCAGAACGCTGTCGTCCCGAAGGTCTTCGAATAAATCCTGCTCTTTCATCTGTTTCATACAGCAATTCTCCCGCTGTTTCGTGCGCGGGCATATGCACTGGTCAGTGCATCATATCCGCGCAGTTCCCGCCCGGATGGGCTTACAGGTAAAGGCACACCATGTCGGGCAAAGGCTTCCCGGATGCAGCGCATATGCCACTGTTTGAGCGTTTCGAGCACAACCTGCAACGATTCCCCGTGACACCAGGCCAGTGTGGAAACACCCTGACCGCCATTACGTCTGGCCGTCAGGCGCTCAACGTATTTGTCCAGCGCGGCGTCGCTGGTATCGGAGACGAAACCATCAAGAAACATCTGTTGCCAGATTTTATAAATCTTCTCGCGCGGTGTGACATGCCCCTTAAAGCGACGGCGGGGATGTTTTTTCTGCTTCTTAAAACCGCGCTCTTTCATGGCATCGAGCACACGTTCCAGTTGTGCAACGGACAGCTCGCGGCAACTGGTCTTGCCCGTGCACTGCACCAGAAAGGCGCGGTAAGTGTCATCGTCGAGTTGTAGATCACGACGGGCGACATGAATTAACTTAATAAGCGATGTGCGACTCATTTTGTCACCTCTCATATTAAGGAATGAGATATGAAAATTGATTACGATGAACTGGCAAGAATCCTTGATACTTTTCTGAATGCAGACAGCGCATTTATTACCCTTAAGGATGTTGGAATCGACACAACCGACGATGAAGATAAACTGATATTTCATTTATTACTGCTCGTCGAAAATGGTCTTATCGGTAACAGAGAACTGCAAACTGGCACCCCGGAGTGCATCGGTCTGAAGTTCACCACAACAGGTATTGGCTGGCGAAACATACCAATAAGGCTGACTCAGGACGGACATGATTTTGCCAATGCATTGCATCAAAAACCTATTCTTGAACGAATCAAAAAAGAATTTGCCGAAGCCCCGTTTGATGTTGTCAAAGACCTCGGCAAGGGGTTTTTAACTCAGTTATTTAAAAAGAAACTCGGTATTGAATAACTCCTTACTCATTCGCTGTAGCACATCAAGGGCGGCAACTGCTGCCACTTTATCCTGACCGGCAATGATTTTTCGTAATTCCTCAATAATCCAGGCATGGCTTAATGATTCAGCAATCATCGTGCGCTTTTCTGAAATTAAATTTTCTCTGGCCTGCTCATAGTGCTGGTATACGACATTATCCAGAAAATCATTTACATTTTGTTCTGGCATGCCACTGGAAATTAAGGTTGCAGCCATTAAATCAGCATCAGTAATCATCTGTATTTTCATTTCTTAATACCTCCTCGCAATAAAAAACTTCATTCGGATGGCGTTTCTGCATGTGCTCCATCACCTGCATACATGCCTGCTCTGTGGGCCAGATTTTTCTGTCACCGGAATGGCATCACAGGCATCATTCCCACAGGTGCCAACCAGCAGGACAAAGCCAATTGACTTAATCACCGTTCGTCTCCATTTGTTCCAGGCGCTGCGCTTCGCGCATACACAGCTGCGCAATCATCATCTGGCGGGTAATGCCTGCACGAATAAACGAAGCTGCACGACGGAGATTTTTTGCATTCGCCTGTTGAATCAATGCAGGCACTGATGCCAGACATTCGGCGCTGTCTTTAATCAGCGTTGCTGCTGTTATTTCTGTTTTTTGTCGTTCACTCTTTGTGGTCATAAACATCACCATTTCAGATTCAGGCGCGAGCAATCCCCTGACGCATCGCGCCATAATTAAAAGAAAGTGAATTAATTAAATATTCGTAGTGGTATTAAATACCGGCTTCCTGTTCAAACGGAATAATGGAAAAATCTTCAATTCCAGACTTAACTGTAATTCCGGCAACACCTGCTACCGCTTTCGGTTCCAGTAAAATTGCTTCCTTGTTGATTTCCTGTTTCGTGCGAATAAAGCGTTGCAGACCAAGACGCTCCAGCGTTTCCATCACCGCATCCACACCGCGAATACTTACCGATGGTGGGCGCTGACGCCATGACACATCGCCGGTTACCAGGTTCGCCGTCTTCACCTTGCCGCCGTTCGTCAGTTCGTCACGGTTCGCTTCACACCATCCCTGAACGCCTTTTGAAAGGGTTTCAATACTGGTTTTAAGCGGCGCAATCTGTGAGGCGTATTTCTCAGTAATTTCAGCGATAGCGTCATTCATTTCCGTTTCAAGTCGTGCTGCTTCGCGTTGCAGGTCCCCAATCCGGCGGATATCACATACCACGGCATCGCGGGATTGCGGAACATAAGCCGCTGCGGCGTTCTTGATTCGTTTTGCTGGTTTAGCCATATAAATAAAGCTCCTGTTAATTAATATTCGCTGTATACAATGCTGGATACAGCACGATTGCTTAATTCCATCTTTTGGGCAATGACATGAATAGCCAGCCCTTCTTTATAAAGTTCACGACACAAATATTTGTCGTGCTCACTGACCCGGTATGCACACAACGATATTCCGTGTCTTCTGGCATGTGCCTGTAGGGCGGTTGGGGCAACGTTCAGTTTCTTCGCCATTTCTTCGACGGTCATTTTCCCGACGCTGGCTTCGATAAATTCCCGGTCTTCGCGTGACCAGCGTTTACGCTTACACATCATTCCGGTCACCACTCAGTACAACAGGGGGTCGCGCAGTGATGCCGGAATATGCCGCAGCGATAACTGAACCGCTTTCAGGGCAAGGGAAGAATACGTCCCCTGCGTCCAGCCTTTAGCCATTCGCCGGTAATCGCGCCAGATGTTCTGCCACTGCTCCCGTGCGTCCGGGTCTGACGCGCTGATGTATTCACGGTCCATGACGTATTCCCATAAATCCACATTGAAGGCATTGCCAAACGTAATGGCGCGGAATACCGCCTCCCCGCAATAACGCGCACAAATGCTGTAATGGTCAAATGCAATCAGGTAAGTCTTTTCGCCATACCCCTCAACTTCGCGCGCGCAAATAAATTCGCGCAAGTCTCCACCATTGCTATTACGCTCTTTAATCCGAATTAATGCCTGGATTTCGTTTCTGATTCTGGCGTTCATTGTCAGCGTTCCTTTGTGAATTAATGTTTGGCTGCATCCGGGTTATACCGGAATAACTCGCCTTCGACTTCCAGCCCAAGTTCTCTGGCTGACTTCAACAACTCCTGGGTTGCTTTTTCAATAATTTCAGGAGCCATGCTCTTGATAATGCCTGCCATCACGTCATGCGGTCCGATTTGCTCCTTAGGAGACTGTTCTTCCAGTTGCACACTCATTCCTACAAAGAAACCTCCTTTTTTCTGAAACTCAACATCTTCCATGCGGTTAAATTCAAAGATTACTTTTGCCATTTTGTTATTCCTCACAAATAAATAAGCCGTTATTAACGCCAGATAATCTGGCAACCATTAAGACGGGCCGTCCATACTGAACGGGCAACCCCTGATTTATGCTCCATAATCCTGACAGCGTTTCTGACCAGCTCCGGCGGTGGGCAGGTGATTTCAAGCACCGGGCGGGCCACGCCCAGCCATGATTCGTTGACGTGACTGCCGCGCTCCTGTAACCAGGTCTTTACTTCCGTCGCCATTTTGATATTACGAGACATCATGGTTTGTGTTCCTTACTGCCAGTTCAGTAACTTAGGGTTGCTGTAAGCCTCCTTAAAAGCCGCTTTAATGTGACTTTTATTCAGGGATGAACCAGCACCTTTCGCCGCCAGCCACGCATGATTCAGTGTGTGAGTTAATACACGCAATCCCCCGGGCTTTTCGGCTACCCTCATCAACAGGTCCAGCTCATCTTCCTGTGTTACTCCCCATGCTTTGGCTACAGCCATCACGTCGGTTTTTTTCACTTTGCGCAGTTGTTTCGTCATGGCAAAACGGCTGAACAGACGGGCCAGCTCATCAGTCCCACGACGGGTGGCATCCGCCATCTGTTTCGGGTTGCCAATTAAAACCATCCCCACGCCAGTGGCATCCTGAATGGCGCGTAATTGCTCCAGACCATCCACACTTAAGTGATCAGCTTCATCAATAATCAGCAGGGGGTTAACACGGCCACTAATTTCTTTACCACCGCCCAGTTTTCTGCGAATGGCGCGGGTTATATTCCCCTTATTTCTTCCCGGATTATTAATTTCCAGCGCATATGCTATTTCAAGGAGACATTCCGTAACGCTCGAATGTGCCGGAGCAAGCGTCACCATCCAGGCATTAGCTGTTTTGCGGCAATATTCCCGTGCAGCAAAAGTTTTGCCGACACCCGGTACGCCAACAACAACACTAATAATCCCGAGTGAGCGCACTGTTTTAAACAGCTCATGCAAATCACAAAATGTCTGGGTCTTCACAACGCCGGGGGCACCTGACAAATTCTGCCCTTTTTGCCAGACCCGATACCATTCCTGTAATTTGTCATGCATGCCTTCAACATTGCCTCTGTACTTTCCTTTACGAAGATCAGAAAGTGTTGCCGGAGACATTCCGGCCTCATCAGCAATATCTTCCTGGGACTTGTCGCCCTCGTTAATCAAAGCGTTAATAGTGTTGAAAACATCATCAATATCAGTCATAGTATCTCCTCCATCATTACAGATTTACTTTATTTTCCTTGTTTAACAGTCCGTTACCGCGGACTGTTTTTTTATTCAGGCCAGCGGATCATCTTCTTCCTGCATGGCAAAAAGCTTTTGCATCCCCAGTCTGAAATCGCGTTCAAATTCTTCGTCATGCTCTTCTTCATATTCCGGTTGCTGAACTGCCACCACATTCCCAACCGGGCGATAAACATTATCCAGCCAGGGTTCAGCTTGTTTGTGCTCCAGAATCTGAATACCTTCATCTTCAGCATCACGAATTTTTTCCTCAGCGCGTTTGCGCATTCCTTTAATACGCTGTTGCTGTTTGTGATATTCCGCACTGACAGGGAAGGCTGCGCGTTTATTGCCGTTCCATATCGCCTCACAGATAAAGCTGCCGTCCTTGCGACGTACCGTAATTCGCTCGGCGTCATGAATGTCATAACTGATAAGCACTTTGCGACCGTGTTCGTCACGCAACTCCGGCGCGTAGTAAATATTGTTCAGCCACTGGATTTCGCAGCGTCTTACTGGACGCTCCACCATCGGGCGGAACATGTCGCGCAGCTCAAGATCACTCAGCCACTCAATTTCGGTGTCTTCTTCTGCCAGGCGTTTTTTTCTGAACTCTGCCGGGCTGTAATGCCGCCCGTTCGGTTTCATCGGCAGCTCAGAATGAGGGCGGTTGTTGTACCATTCCACGCCTTCACGAATAGCCTCAATAAGCTCCGCCCACGATGGCAGCTCGCGCATTGCCGCTTTCTGGCGGTCGTTCAGAGGCTTGTCCTGTTGCATGGCGTTAAACGCTGAACGCAGATCACGGTTAAGTACACGCAACGATTCCCGGTCAGCACCCTTGCCAAAATAGGTGCGATACCTCCTGGCTATACGCATCGGCAGTGTCCGGTTCAGGCGTTCAATAATGCCGCGCCCCTGTGGATTACCGGCAATACCTGTTGGGTGTTTAATCCCCAGGCGGGGCAGAATACCCACGACCTCTTTGTCCAGCATGTCAGCCGTTTCACCAGAACCGTTATCCGAGTAATACAGAAACGGTTTTCCGTGGTTGCGAATGCCGTGCTGTATCGCACCGGCAACGGCGAACACGTTCTCGGCAAGGTCAAGACTCCAGCCAACAACAAACCGGGTTCCACCGTCGATCACAAATGTGACTTCCGGTGAGAATGGACGCCCGTGGATCGGATGTGCACATTTCAGCTTCATACCGTGACCGTCACCAATCCAGACATAATTCACCGGCATAGCTGTCCAGGCGCGGCGGGTGAATCCTTCAAGCTGACGGTATTCACTGCCGGTAACGCGCCCTTTTTGTTTCACCACTTCCGGCAGTTTTTTCATGGCATACCGGACAACATCATAGGAAGGCATCACCTCCAGCATGTACGGTTCGTCCGCATGACGACGCTGCCATTCCGCGACAAAATCCTCGTAGGCTTCAGACATAGGTCTGCCGTTCACCTGGCGATACTGCGCCAGAAACTCAGGTAGCCAGCTAATTTGTTCCGGTTTTATTTCGTCGCGTTTTCCTGGTGCCAGTAACAGCAGCCGTTCTGCGGCATTCTGTGACTGGTTGTATTTCAGCACCCACTGATAAAGCGGGTCACGACTGATGGTGCGATTAGCGCCACGTTTTGCATTGGCGTTAACTGCGGCCTGTTGCAGGCGTTCCGGTAGTTCACCTTTACGGGCTTTTTCGACAAGATAGTTAATGGCTTTCAGCCGCCCGAGATTACCGTCGCTTTCCAGCTTCAGCACTTCCACCACCAGCGCAGCCCTTGCTTCAGATACCCGACGCTGATTTTCGGTCAGCGCATTCAGGCGTTCTTCCATCAGTTGTGGCGAACCGCGATATGCTTCGATTGCCTGGACAGCATCAGGATTACGCGCCTTCCTGGTAACGACCTGAACTTCGGAAACGTTGTTCTCCGTAGCTACCAGTTGTTCCACATAACGTTCACGCAGCGCCTTTTGAGTCGCTTCCGGCAGACAATCAATGTGGTACTCAATGGCTTTTGTACCTGCTCGTTTGCGTCGAAAATGCTCTGATGAGGCCAATTTTTTTATAGTGTACCTCACACCTTGCGCACTTCCCGGCATACCAGGCAGCCCCACGAGTTCGTTGACAGACACAAACATTTTTACGCCACCTTACGAACGTAGCGGCTGGGCCAGATCTCCTCCGGAGCCACACCGATAGCATCAGCAATAATGCGTTCATACTTAGGGCATTTGCGGTACAAGGCATTCTTTAAAGAATCCTTGTTTAAACCTGCTTCAACTGATAGCGAACGCAAAGTAAAGCCTTTCACATGCACTGCAGCGACAACATGTGCCGGGTGCCAGTCCTGTTTTACAACTTCATTTATAGACATCAT